GTATGATAATCTCTTTAGTGAAGAAGAATTAAAAAAAATACAATTACAATCTACAAATAAAAATCTATCTGTATCTAATGTTACAGGTATAGGACCTGGGAATAAAAAAAATACAAAAATACGAAAAAGTAATACACGATTTTTATTGTCAAATATAGAAGAAAATTATTGGATATTTGAAAGAATTGGAAATTTAATAAACGAAGCAAATAACACTTGGTTTAAATATAAATTAGATCATTTAGAAAATTTACAATATACTGTTTATCAATCTACTCAAAAACAATTCTATAAAGCACACGTAGATACATTATTAAATAATTTTAGTAATACAACAAGAAAATTAAGTTTTTCTCTATTGTTAAATGACAATTTTGAAGGAGGAGAATTGAATTTATTTTATTCATCTGTTCCTGTTACGGTTAAAAAAAAGATAGGAAGAATATATTTTTTTTCTTCTTATGTCTTACACGAGGTTGCTCCAGTTATAAAAGGCACTAGAAAAAGTTTAGTAGGTTGGGTGAAAGGACCACATTTTCAATAATGAGTTACGATATAAAAGAATTAGTTTGGGAAGAACATAAAAACGCTGAACGACAGGAGTTTGTAAAAATACTTATGTCAGGTGAAATCAATCCTGAATTATATGCCACTTATCTCTACAATCAATTACAATGTTATGCTGAATTAGAAAAATGGGGCAATCATAACGGTTTATTCAGACAAACACCAGGTTTGCAAAGAGCAGAAAACATACATAAAGACTTTACAAAGTTGTGGACTAAAGAAGAAAAACCTATAATCACACAAAGTACAAAAGAGTATATAGAACATATTAATACTATAACAGACGATCCTGAAAAGTTATATGCACATATCTATGTACGTCATTTAGGTGATTTATCAGGTGGTCAAATGATTGCTAAAAAAGTACCTGCAAAAAAATATTACGATTTTGGTGCAAATGGTAAAGAATGGAAAAGAATAGTAAAAGAAATAATTAATAATTATCTTAACGCATATGAAAAAAATGTAGTGCCAGAGGCAAAACTATGTTTTAATTTTGCAACAAGATTATTTGGAGAAATGAATGATTTGGGAAAGACTAATTAAGTGTAAAGACGAAATTGTTGCCACTTTAAATGTAAACTGTGAAGAATACATTGAAGAAGGTATGAATAGATTTAATAATCCTGATTATGGATGGGTTAATCGTACTTGGAAAAATAAAAATATAAGACGTGCTCACGTTGATGTCGTTGATGTCAGACATACAAAAAAACTTTGGATGATGCACGTTTGCCTTTTTCCAAACTTAACAAATGGTGGTCCTATTTACGGATTTGATATTATTGCAGGAGAAAAAAAAGTAACTGGTGCATTCCACGACTTTTCTCCACTTCTTAAAAAAGAACACCCATTAACACGTTGGTTTTTAGAAGAAACTAAATGGTTTAAACCGAATAAAGAGAGAGAATTACCAGATTGGGCAAAGGCTATCTTTAGCGGAGGAATGATAGCCGCTGGTAACGTTACTGAAGAAAAAGAATTAAATCAAATATGTACATTAGCAGTATCTAATTTAAACGCTTATATTGATAAAATAGGTGATTTTAATAATGATTCTAACAAAGAAGATGTCATAAAAGCACAGAATTATTATTGCGAACATCAACAAAAAAACCCACATACACCAAGAGTTATGCAATCACTAGGATTACCTGAAGATGATATTAAGTTGTTTTGTAGTGATAATCTCTTTCCTATCATTAAATAAATCTTATAAATAGTAGTAAATATAAGGATTTAAAATGGCAGAACCAGCAACAAGAGAACAATTAAAACAGTACGCTTTAAGAACATTAGGTAAGCCAGTCATTGAAATTAACGTTGATGATGACCAACTTGAAGATAGAATTGACGAGGCAGTACAATACTTTCAACAGTATCACTATGATGGTATTAGAAGAACATATCTAAAATATAAACTTACTGCTGCTGATAAAACAAGATTAGCTGCAATTAATGGATCAAGTGAAACAGCAACACAAAATAGTACATCAACAACTTGGTACGAAGATAATAATTATCTAGTTGTACCTCAAAGTATTATATCTGTAATCAATATCTTTCCTTTTTCAGATAAAGGTAATTTAAACTTATTTGATGTAAGATACCAATTAAGATTAAATGACTTATATGATTTTTCTTCAACGTCTGTAATTAACTATGATATTGTATTAAGACATTTAGATTTTTTAGATCACATATTAGTAGGTGAGAAACCGTTAAGATTTAATCAACACGATAATAGATTATATGTTGATATGGATTGGAAAAATGATTTACAAGTAGGTGAGTATCTTGTTATTGAATGTTATAGAAAACTAGACCCTACAACTTTTACAGATGTAAACAATGATATATTTTTAAAAAGATATGTCACTGCTTTATTTAAAAAACAATGGGGTGCAAACTTATCTAAATTCAATGGTGTCGCTATGTTAGGTGGAGTGACTTTAAATGGTCAACAAATATATTCAGAGGCATTGTCAGATATAGAAAAGTTAGAACAAGAATTAAGAACAACTTACGAATTAAATCCCGCAATGTTGATAGGATAATGCCATGCCAGTTAACCACTATTTCCAAGATGGCAAAGGCATAGGTAATACAGCCGAAAAAAGATTATACGAAGATTTAATCATAGAAGGTCTAAAGATATACGGCCAAGATGTTTATTACTTACCACGAACACTAGTCAATAGAGATTTAATTTTAGGCGAAGATATGTTGTCTAAATTTTCATCTGCGTTATTACTTGAAGCGTATATGGAAACAACTGAAGGTTTTGCTGGCGAACAAGAGATTGTTAATAAGTTTGGTTTAGAGATCAGAGAAGATACAACTTTTATGATCGCCAAGAAAAGATTTAATCAAGCTGTAGATGAAAAAGCTACTTTAGTAAAAGAGGGTAGACCAAACGAAGGCGATATAATTTATATGCCTTTGATGAATAGTTTTTTTGAAATACAGTTTGTACAAGACCAAGAGCCTTTCTTTCAACTAGGTCAACTACCAGTTTATAAACTAGTATGTACTAGATGGGAATATAGTTCAGAAGAATTAAATACAGGTGTAGGTACGATTGATAGTGCTGAAGATCAATATAGTTTAGATATGTTGGCTCATCAATTTACTTTAGAGAATGAAGTTGGATCGTTACAATTAGAAAACGATAGTGCAAGTGGTGATGCAAACTATCTACTACTTGAAACTTATGACTTACAAACGCAATCGTCTTATGCTCAAAATAATGATTTAGATGCACAAGCTGGTTTTGATACATCTTCTACGGCAGATGATATATTAGATTTTACAGAACGTAACCCTTTCGGAGAAGTGGATTTTTAGATGTTTGGAACATATTTTTACAATGAGAGTATGAGAAGAATGACCATAGGCTTTGGTCAAATATTTAATAACATACAAATTAAAAGAAAAGATTCTAATGGTAATATAACACAATCTATTAGAGTACCCTTAGCTTACGCACCTAAAGAAAAGTTTTTAGCTAGACTAGATCAACAACCAAGTTTAGATAATAGAGAATTTGCTATAACTTTACCTCGTATGAGTTTTGAAATTACAGGTATCTCATATGATTCGAGTAGAAAATTAACAAGAGTACAAAAGTTTAAACACGTTAAGGCTGGTAAAGAGGGCAAAGTATTAAACTATAATTATGTACCTGTACCTTACAATATATCATATAACTTATATTCATTTACAGCAAGTGCTGAGGCAGGTCTACAAATTATAGAACAAATACTACCGTTCTTTCAACCTGACTTTACTGTAACAGTAAACGCAATACCAGAATTAGATATAAAGAGAGATATACCAATAGTTTTAAATAGTGTTAATTATGAAGATACTTACGAAGGTGATTTTAGTAAAAGAAGAGCAGTTATTTACACATTAGGATTTACTGCGAAAACTTATCTATTTGGCCCTGCATCAACTCAAAAAGTTATCAAAGAAACTCAATCTGATGTTTATACTGATACAGATACTACGAATAAAGCGAGAGAAATGAGAATAGTAATAACTCCTAATCCTACTAGCGCTGACGCTGATGATGATTTTGGGTTTACTACAACAATTAATGATTTTACAGACGGTAAAAAATATAATACAAGTACTGATTCAGATGAATAAATAGTATAAATAATAAGAGAGAAGTATTATGGCAATCAACAAGATAGTAAGAAATTCAATCACAGGTGACGCAATTGACGCTACAAAAGTAGCTGATGATGCGATTAGCGAAGAACATTTAGATGTCACAGCAATCACAGGTAATGCAGAATTATCGGCAGCAGCAGCAGAAGATGATGTTCTTTTAGTATTTGATACAAGTGCAGGAGTTATCAAAAAAATTCAAAGATCAAATGTTGCACTTTCTGCACCTACTTTTACTTCAGTATCTCCTACTAACGCAAATACAGGTGATGGTACAGGTAATCATACTTTTGTTATTACTGGAACAAAATTTGACTCAGGAGCAACTGCTGTTTTTATAAACACTACAGGAACAACTATCAATCCTACTTCATCTACAAGAAATTCAGCAACTCAAATAACATTAGTTATCGCAAAATCTGCTATGCCAGATTCAGGTGAGCCATATGATGTTAAAATTTTAAATGGAAACGGTTTAAATGTTACAGGTGAAAATCAAATTAATATTAATGCTTCACCAGTTTATGTAACATCTGCTGGTACATTAGGTACAGTTGCAGGTGGTAGTGCAATATCTACAATAGATGTTGTTGCGGCTGATCCAGAATCAGCAGGTAACGTTTCTTTTGAAATTCAATCAGGGGCATTACCAGCAGGTTTATCTTCAGCTACAGTGAATGAAAATGGTGTGTCTAAATTTAGAATTACTGGAACACCTACAAATCCAGCTGCTAATACAACAACAAATTTCGTATTAAGAGCAGTAGATGCTGCTTCTAACACAACCTCTAGAGCATTTTCAATAACAGTAAATAGATCATTTACAACAACATCATTTACATCATCTGGTACTTTCGCAGTACCATCAGGCGTGACAGCATTACCATTCGTATTAGTTGTCGCTGGTGGTGGCGGTGGTGGTTCAGGTAATGGTACCTCAGGTATTGGAGGTGGAGGCGGAGGCGCTGGTGGACTAGTGTTTATGCCTTGTCACCCAGTCACTGCTAGTGGTACAATTACTGTCACAGTTGGTTGTGGTGGTGCAGGATTTACTAGTAACCCTAATCCAGGAACACCTCCTTCAGGTGGTGCTGCAGGACAAGATTCAGTATTTGGTTCTCCAAGTGATCCAGGTTTAGGACAAGGTGGAGTTTTAACTGCTAAAGGTGGTGGTTTAGGTTCAGGAGGAGATGGTGCCGGTGGTGCTGGAGGTTCTGGAGGAGGAGGTTCAAATGCTCAAAGTGGTGGAGCAACAAATCAACCTACTCAACCAGGAAACTCAGGCGCTTACGGATTTGGTAACGCTGGTGCTACTGGAGCTCAAAATGCTCAAACAGGTGGTTCTGGTGGTGGGGGTTCTCAGTCTGCAGGTATAGTTTACGCAGCTACAAGTCCTAACAGTGGTGGACACGGAGGTGCAGGAAAAGCATATACTATTGCCGATGGTACTACTCCAGTAACTTATGCCGGTGGTGGCGGTGGTGGTGGAGGATATAATAATACTGTAGGTTGGGTTAGCGCAGGCGAAGGTGGAGGCTATCAATCAAGTAATAATGGTGGTGGTGGAAATGGTGCTGGAGGCAGACAAGCATCAGATCCCGTAGTTCCAGGTCAAGCAGGTCAAGCTAATAAAGGTGGAGGTGGAGGTGGAGGTCAACTGGCTGAACCAGGTACTCCAGTTGGTCCTCAATTTGATCCAGGTGGAGCTGGTGGTAAAGGAATAGTAGTCGTAAAATTCTAAATACTATATAATAATACTATATAATAATACTATATAATTAAAAGGTGCGTTTGAATGAGAATATTAGGTATGTCGCCGTTGCACGATAGCAGTGTTGCTATCATACATAATGGTCAAGTTGAATATTTTTCCAAAGAAGAAAGACTTACAAGAAAAAAACGAGATATGTGTCCATATCTTTCGTTTGATAATGCTTTAAAATATTCTAAAGGTAAAATTGATTATGTTGTTATTTCCTCACCTACAAAAGATGATATATTAAACGATCAACTAGAAGTATATATTAAAAAGAAATTAGATGTAAAAATTGTTCGTCTTTGCGACCATCATCATTTATCACACGCAAGTTTAGCTTTCTATAATAGTGGTTTTGATAAATCACTAGCAGTTGTAATAGATAGAAATGGATCAAAGTTTGATCGTTTAAGAGAAAGTGAAAGTGTGTTTATATCACAATACCCACATCATTTTGAGCCTATTTACAAATCATATTGGTTAGAAAAAATAGGAATGTTTGAAGACAACTTAAATTATGAAAAGGTGAAAGAAATTACAAAAGATTTTCCTAATTGTGAAATTGTTGCAGATAGTACAATGAATATTACAAAAGTTTATGAAAGTGCTACTACTCTTATAGGTCAAGGTGCTTTAGAAAATGGTAAAACAATGGGATTAGCAGCGTATGGAAAAGATCAACCTTTTAAATCTTTATTTGTAAATGATATTCCTAACACAAACCTTTTTGTATCTCGTATAGATTTTAACCAACAAGTTGTACTAAAAGAACATTTACAAAAACAAGTAAAAGACGTGCCTAAAACAAATTATGAGTTTTATG